TTAAAATGGACAAAATATTGAGTTCTTTGTTTTTTTGGATCATTGGGCGCATAGTTCCTTCTAATAGAAAGAACCATTCCACTACCTTCTTCAACAGTTACGATGTAAGGTAGCTTGATACCAGACGGCTCCCCATCTGGACCAATATCTTCGAAGCCATCTAAATCTAAATCAACATGACACTCAAGAAGAGTGTACATTGTTTGTTGTTTTCCAGATTTTTTAGTGCCTTCTAATTCTTTTTCTTTTTTAGAAACCTCGTCGTTAGTAGTCATTGCAGGTGGACCAAGTTCTACATCTGCATAAAACCCTGAGACTTGTTGTTTTCTTAAATCGTTTTCTGATATTTTTAAAACATGAATAATAGATTCTGCTTCCTCTAAACTATTTGCCGTGTACGGCACAATTAAATCATCCGCTGGTACAAACTTAGACACAGCTCTACCAATCAAATCATCATAGTAAATTTTTTTAAATGTAGATCCTGCAAGTGGTAGATGAAATAACATAGAGTCAAACTCTGGTTCATATTCTTTCATCTCATCCATAATTAAATAGTTCATGTAGTCTTTCACACGCTCTGCTTGTTGCTGCTTTGCAGGTGAGTTGACTCCAAGTATTTGTGTTCTTACTGGACCGTCTGCTGGTAATAGCTCTTTGTATGCTGTGGCTTGGAACTGTGTAACAGCTTCTGCCAACACTGGGTGCGTTGCACCTGAAGCTCCTTGAAACGGTTCCGTTCTATTTTCGTATTTAAATCCTAATAGGTCAAGCCCCTCGGTATAAGATTTTTCCCAATCCTTTCTAGACATTTTATAATCTAGGTAATTAGTTTTCATCTCGTTACCAAGAGGCTCGAGTACATCGTCAGGTAAAAGTATTGCTAAATTGTCAAAATGTTTTTCTGTGCCAGGGATATTAATTGAACCTGGTTCGAAGTCGATAGTCGCACTTCCGTCTTCGTTAGGTATAACCTCTACTGGTGGTTTCTCTTGTTGAACTTCCTCTTTAATTTCAATGTCCTCGGGTCCAGGTATTTTAGCCTGCGTACGAGTTTCACTAGGGAGCCCTTTTTCTATTTCTGCCATTTATTACTCCTCCTCTTCCATACCATTTTTAAACAAATAAGCCAAGCCCTTTGAGGGACCATCTGGTGTGGGTCCTGATTTTGGCGCTGGGCCTGATGGTTTACCTGCCATTTTCATAACACCACCCCCTGCTTTTTCTTGTCTAAAGTTATCTGCAAAGTATTCTGTTTTTATTTGATTATCTACTGCTTGTTTAAAATCGCTCACAGGAAATAAGCTTAAATCTATATTTGGGTTTTGTTTTAATAATTCTTGCTTTAATGCATCTTCACTAACACCTGGAAACTTTTGTTGCATCTCTGCGATCCTTGCTTCTCTTCTTAGTCTGTCAGCATATTCGCCTTGTGCTAAAAAAGGTGCTTTTCTTCTACCACGTTCTGCCATGGCAAAGTCTTCACCTTTTGCAAATTCTTTTGCACGCTCTGCTTCAACATCAACTCTTAACTTTGGACCTAACGCTAAATTTAAAATAGATTCACCGAAAACTTGCTTAAGTGGCATACCAGTTTCAAGGTATTTATCCCCTATCATTAAACCTTCAATGCCAACTTCACCAGCTATAGCCAAAGGACCTGCAATATTTTTAACAAACCTAGCTGCTTTCAAAGCGTTAGTAGCTGCTTTAGAGGGTTTTAAATTTAAAGTTTTTTGCTCAACAATCTCAGCAGTCTTAGATGGATTTTCTTTTATTGCTCTTGCACATGTTTTAGATAAACCTCCTGCTTGTAACGAATTACATATTTGTCCTTGAACAATAGGTGGTAGTTTATTCACTGCGTTCACTAGACTAGAATTAGCAGTGTTTAAAATTTTTGTTACTTGATTTTTACTTGCTTTAGCAAAATCTTTATCTAACATTTTATCCCCCTCTCTTAAACCAGCTAAAGATTTAGCTTTATCAAAGCCTATGTAACTTATCTTACCTCTTTCGTTGGATACAGGAAAACCTAAAAAACCACCGTAAGGAGTCTTTCTTAATTCCGCTCTAAATCTTTTCATTTGTGCATTTATTTGTTCTAATCTTCTTCTATTCTTTGCGGGTCTATTAACTAATATGTTTTGCTCTCTAATTAATTCATTTCTCGCTATTTCTATTTTTCTAACATCACCTTTTCTGTTAACATCTTGATCTAATAACATTAACGTTCTTAAAGTCTCTTTTTCTCTTTTAGGGAAAGGGTGATGAACATCAAGAGGTGTTCCTGTTAATTGATCTGATAGTTTTCTCTTAATTCTTTTAGGATCTCTTTTTATATCTTCCATTCTTTTGTACCTCTCACGCTCTGCTTTTTCTTTTGGTGTTTTTCTTAACTGACCTAATCTAGGTCTTTCTTTTGCTTTCAAAGTTTCAGCTGCTTTTGCTCTAGCCTTTGGTGCTCTACCAGCATCAGAAACGGTAAATTTTTTACCAGCTTCATTTAAGTATTCAGATATTACAGAGGATCTTTGAACAGCGCTTTCTTGTTTGGATAAATTTTTTGTAAGCTCATCTATCTGTCTAGTCGTAGGAGGTTTACCTAATTCTTTTGTTAAATCTGTGTGAGCTTGTAGTATGGCTTTTTTTAAACCACCTCTTGGTTCAAACAATTCTAAATTAGCTTCACCTAAAACTCTTCTAACACGATCTAAAGTAGGTCTACGACCTTTCTCTTCTACTTTTTGAACAGCGTCTCTTAATTCTTCTACACTTGGATTTCTACCTAAATCAGTTTTTGATTGATTATAAGTATCTATGATAACTTGCCCACCGATTTTAAAACCTAATTCTCTTTCAATAAGCTCTTGTGACTCTTTGCCAAGATACTGTTTAATTTTTTCGTAGTTTATTTTTTTTCTTCTCTTAACTTCTGCTGCTGGTTTTCTTTTTGGTAGAACAGTTCTATTGGACACCGCACCACCGCCATTGAACCCTGGACGAGTTAGGTAAGCCATCATCTCGTTGTAGTGTTTTACTTTCATTATTCTCCTAATAGACCTGCTAGTCCGCCATCTGCATAATCATCAGACTCAGGTAAGTTAACTTTAGACTTACTAGTTTTTTGTTTTCCCATACCTACAAACTCATCTAAGTTTTCTGTGCCTGTATCTATACCTAATTCAAAATCTTTTGAATATGACTCTCCATCTTGAGAAAATCTATATTTAACTTCACCTGCTTCAAAATCATCTGGTGGTTTAGAAGCTGTTTCATCAGGTACACCTTTTTTAAATTCATAGCCACCTTTCATACCTTGATCAGTTTCAAAATCTAATTGTATTCTATTACCCTCTCCTTCAATGGTTAATTCTATGTCAGGTCTATCAGGGTGTCTGTATGTTGTTACATCACCAGTTTTTTTAATATAATCTTTTTTAACTACTTGTCCTTCTCTAATAATTTTTTCTACAAGTTTAGGAAAGTGTGCTGGCATTTCTGATGTCGGTGTTACAATAGGCGCTACGTTCTTTGCTACCTTTGTAGTCTTTGCAAGTTTACCTACAACAGGAAACGCAGCTAGTGCTGCCATAATTTTTAAGAACGTTCTTCTAGACATGCCACCATCTTTAAGACCTATTCTGCCACCGTCCGCGTTTAATTTTCTACCTTGTCCTTTTGTTTTTAAATTTTTAAGAATTGTTTCTAGCTCCATGATGCTTTGATCAATAGCCTCTGTGCTTAAACCTTCAAATCTACCGCCTTGAGTAGTTTTTAAAAAATTTTCTTTAAACATTTTATCTGCCATAAGTTCCATTTCATCTTTTGCTTTTCCTGTAACCTCACTAGGAGCACCTGGTTCTAAACCTCTCATCATTTTTCTATCAGCTCTTAGCGCATTTAAAACTTGCTCTAAATAATCTATTCTGGCTTGGTCAGGATTGAATCCTTGTTTTTCTGCAAAAAATTTAATTTGAGGATCTAACTTCATTGTTCTTAAACCTTCAGATCCTGTTTTACCTGTACCTTTATTTAAAAATTGTAATAGTCTTCTAAGTGCCATACCACCAGCTGCCATTTCTTCTCTTGGCTCACCTAGCATATGGGCAACACCACCACCTGCTTTGTTCTTTCTGTTAAACTCTCTAAACATATCTTGTACTTCTTTTTTCTTGCTTCTCTTTGGCGCTTTGCCTTTTTGAATTATGTCTTTACCAAATTTCTTTTTTAATTTTTTTATAGCAGTTACAACACCGCCTTTTAATTTTTTATCTCTAGGTTTTTTACCACCTGGTATAACTTTAGGTTCAAAGCCTTTAAAATTATCTAGCGCTGTCTTGAAACCAGAACCTTGAAGAGCAGCTTGATCGTCTGGGTTCAAAGGTATATTTCTTCTCATCTTATCAAAAATTCTTTCAATGCCTTCAGCAGCTTTTTTTCTAGCTGCAGCTTCTGCTATTTGTTTTTGATTAATCTCCTCTAAAACTCTAGCTAGATCATCTTCACTCTTAATAACTTTTTCTGCAGACACAACATTATATCCTCCCTCTTTAAGTCTTTTAAAAACATTTTTCATACCTCTTTCGACTTGGTCTGATCTAGGTAGAGATGTAATGCCTGTTCCATCTCCTTTAAGAGTTAGTCTCTTACGAACAAGATTGTAAATGATATCTATAACTTTTCGAGCCATTAATAAT